TACTTAATACTTATAACTAAGCAGTTGTTTTTTGATCAGGTGGTTCACTCCCGCACTCATATACATCATTTTTCCCGTTTGCCCTATCTCGTCTACTCCCATCTACTCTACCTCTCGCTCTCCTTCACACTCTATCTCCAGTCCTATTACAAAAAGCTATAATACTTCCAAATCATTATTAAAATGAAATCCTTTAACAAAACTATCAACACGTATATAATAAAAAAAGGGTACGGGGTTATTAAAATCACTATAAGAAGCCCGGGTATAAATATGGAAACTATTAGAGAAAAGAAACCCCTAATAACATTTCTATCATTAGGGGAATCTCATGGAAAACAAACACCAAGTAATCAACCAGAAAAAGAAGCAGGAAAAGAAGCAGAAAAAGTAATACGAGTTACAGTAATATGAGTAATAAAATCCTCGCCAGTATTATTTTTTTAAATCGCCCATTACACCACGTTTGACACGATCATAAACTCTATCTTCACAAGCATTTATAAATTCATTCAAACCATTTATCATACGTTCATTAAATTCAGAAGGGAAACGAGCATTAAGTTTTTTAGCTCTGTCAAGAAGTATATAAGCAAGTTGTTCACTTTGAAGTCCCGGTATAACATCTCCACTATTAAGCTTCTCAACAAATCTTATATTAGAATATTGTTCAACATATTCAGTATTACCATTATTAAAACCTACACAATGTTTAACCTTATAATTATGGGCACCATTATATATTTTATCATGTTGAACTTCAATAGTTTCTTCATCACTAGGATATACTTTATAATCTAATTTTTTCATCATTGATTTCATAAGTTTTAATTTAATTGATTTTATAACTTATATAATTATTTAACAATGGTAGGAAAATCCCAACATAAATCTTTATTAATATCACTCTTTCTAGGAATACTTGTTTTCCACATATCACCATGTCCATCAAGCATCACTTTAAGATTAACACAAGCATCTTCAGTATCTCCCCACACATTAACAATTACAGCAGGTAATTCATCAACTACATTACAATGATTAATTCTCATATAATTTTTATCATCATCTGTAGTAGTGTAAATAACAATTCTTCCAATAGTAGGTTTCATAATTTTAAATTTTAATTTGTTTATAATTGATTTTATAACTTGTTTAAGTATTGTAACTAATTGTACGATTTCCCTGTAGATTAGAAGGATATGAAACGGTTTTGATTAACTGTTATTAACACTAACTAAATCACCAACTTTCACATATTTATAATCATGTTGTATAATAGTTCCATCTTCTTTTAAAATAACAGCATTAAGATTATCATTAAAATTAACAAAACTATGAAGGTAGCCATTATTAGCTTCACCTTGTTTATAATAAATTACTTTAAGCATTTTCATATTAATAAATAATAGAAGTTTTAGAAGATTGATAATGTGTAGTATAAGTATTATCAAGAATATCTATAAAACTATCCATGAGTGGTTTGGAATCTCCTTTTTTACAGGGAAATTGAACAATACGTTCAACACGTTTATTAGTAGTATTACGTTTTGATTTAATAATATTAAAAGAACCTTTCATATTGTTATATTGTTATATTATTTATCAATATATAGTCTTTGGAAAAATTATCAGGATGTATAGGATAAAGATCATTTGGAGAAAACTTATAATGATTATTTATAAATTTATTATTTTCACTAGGTTTATCACTAAGTTTAAAACTATTGATACTTTTGTTAAACATTGTGTTAAATATTGATAAAATCATTATGATCTTTATTTTGTGCGTCCGTCACTCCTTAATAGTTGTTATAAGAGAGTACAATATACGGCAATTTTTTAAATTTCCAAATTTTTTATCACTTTTTTATCACTTTTTTTTTATGAATTATATAATTATTAATTTTAATATTTTAATCATCAATTTTACACTATTTATACTCTTTGACTATGAGGATTTTTTCGTTTTGTACTAGTAGAATAATTAATGGTTGAAACATTTGTTTAAGTAACTCTACGAGCCACTCCCAAATTTTTGGTTTATCATTATCGTTATAATTATTAAAAGGTTTTATAGTAACAATGTGTCAATTAACGTTTTTAACACTATTGTTTATTATATAGTTTAAAAATATTACAACTTTAAATTATTTTTACTAATAATTGCATTTTATTGACTAATTATTTGGATAAGTTAAACTATCACTATATATTTATTCCATCGAAACCAAACAAGTGTTTAACAAATAATGTAAATAAAGTTGATGTTATGGAAAACAAGAAAATTGAAGTTGATTTAACCAAAGTTAGAGATCATAATCCAGCAGGTGATAATCTTTATCAAGAATTATTTAAAGTATTGGATGTTGATAAAGCAGTAAGTAACCTTAATATTAAAGGTAAAGAAATTTTTGATAAAACAAAAGATGGTAATAGACCTGCTAAAACAACCATTAATTATTTACCTTCTGCTTTCGCTGTTATACTTGAAGGTGTTGGTTATTGTAAGATACTTGATCTTATCCATCAGGACCCAAAACAAGTTTTTAAGAATGTACAGTTTATATTTAGAATTGCTGCTTATGGTAGTAGTACTAATCCTATTTATAATATTGGAGATTTAATTGATATTCGTAGTACTGATGCTGTTTCTTATAGACCTATGTTTTATAATAAGAATAGTATTTTAAAATGGCAAAACTATTTTAGAAATAATAAAGAATTAGTTAGAGCTAGTGCTATTAGTGATAAAAATAGGTTTCATGGTAAAGTTATTCTTCCTGGTGATATTGAACCAAAAGGTGATATTGGAGCAAAAGGTGATAAAAAGTTATTTACTGGTCAAGAAACTGTTGAAGTTACAGAATATTTTCTAACCGAAGATCATAACATATTTGGAGTATATGGAATATAAGTTTACAGATGCTAAATGTAAGGATGATTTAAATCATATTACTAAAGTTGAACTTCAGAAGATTAATGTAAAGGTTTCTTCCGATGTTATTAAAAGAGTAATATCCAGTAGAAGTAAAAGTCTTATAAAGGCTATTGAAACTAAACGTAAATTCATGCTTACGGGTATTGGTAGATTTCAAATTAAGAAGTATAGAGAAATGTATCTTCATAAAGATAATAAAGTAAATACTACAGAATATACTAAGGATGTTTTTTTAAATAATTTTAAAGTTAAAGATAATGTTTAATTTTATAAAGTTAGTAGAAGGAGAAATAGAGATTATAAGAGATGAGTTTTTACTTATACCAGAAGGTCTTGAAGTTATTAAAAAAGATAAAGGTGGTGTGTTTTTTGGAGATAGTGAAGGTCGTAATAAATTATATGCTAAAAAGCAATTTGCTCTAGCATGGTGGATTGTTGATGTTAATAGTCCTGCTAATCTTGCCGGACTTACAGAAGTTGAAGCTATGCGTGATGGTATAACTAATCTTGGCTTTCCTGATGATTGGACTCCTGATGGTACATTTACTATATTTCTAAAAGCTTATAAAAGAGAGTATGATAAGTATATTGTTACCAATGTTGTAAAAGAACTTCTACGATCTTTTAAAACTACCAGTTTAAGTATTAAGAAAATACGTAAGAATATTGATAGACTTTTAGCTCTATCTGAACTTACAGCCGAAGATACTAAAACGCTATTAGCTTCTAATAAAGAATTACAGTCACTTGCCGGGGAACTTCCTAAACATATACGTAATCTTAAAGAAGCTAGTGAAGAATCTAGAATAGAGCAGAAATCTGGTCGTATTGCTAGAGGTGGAGTTCAAATTACTAAAAGTATGCAACCTGAAAATTAATATAATGGAAGAAATAGGAACAATGTTAGCAGGATTTTTATTAGTAATCGTGCTAGGAATATTAAGCTATCTGTTTATAGAACATATATTAATTTTTATAATAATTGCAATAATCTTAATTATAATATTAGTAAATAAAAAATAAATGGAAAAGAGAATATTATATTTTTATCCTGATAATCATAGATATACAGATGATGCTAACAGAGATTATATTTCTGTTACTACTTTGATTGATGAATATGTTCCTAAGTTTGATAAAAAGAAAATGGCTAGAGAAATGGCTCGTAGAGGTAAAGGAATATATAAAGGTAAAAGTACTGGTGAGATTATTAATATGTGGAATGATATTACAGAAAACGCTCTAGATAAAGGTAATAGAAAACATAATCGACTTGAAGAGAATGTTAAAGATACTAATAACTTTAATAAAGCAATAAAGACACTTATATATCGTGATACAACTAGTAATCGTTTATACACTATTGATGATATTATGGTAGATCATAGTTATGGTTCTGTTGATCTTCCTAGATTTAAGGAACTTATATACGAAGATTATCCTAAAATTTATGATGCTATTAAATATTATGTAGATCGTGGATATAAAGCTTATCCTGAACTTGGTATATATAATAGTGATTTTAATATAACTGGACTTATTGACTTACCTCTTGTTAATTTTGATCTTGGTAAGTTTGTTGTACTTGATTGGAAAACTAATAAACATGATATGAAATTCGAGTCTGGTTATTATAAAAAAGATAACGATCTTCAATATACTGATAAATGGGTTAAATCTTATAAGCATTTTCTTGCTCCTTTGGATGGTTTAGAGTATTGTACTGGAAATAAATATTCAATGCAATTAAGTACTTATTCCAGACTTCTTGAATATTTTGGTTTTACTTGTGAAGGTATTATTTTAGTTCATATAAGGGATGCTTATGTTTTAAATAAATATGGTATGCCTTTTAGAGATGAAACTGGAGATTTTATTGTTGATACTACTAAGAAAGAAAGAGTTGAACTTCACTGGATTAATTATATGCGTCAAAATGTAAACAATATGATTAATCATTATTATAATAAAACAGTTGGTGCATATAATAAAGATAATTACAGAATTAATTTTTAAGCTATGAATAAAGCAGTATTTTGTGATTTAGATGATACTTTGATTAAAGTTAAGTCTAATAATAAGTTTCCTAAAACAATTGATGATTGGGAGCTTAGGACAGAAGTTCTTGATTCGTTATATACTTATATGTCTAATAATCTTATAGGACTTATTTGTATTGTTACTAATCAAGGTGGTGTACAAGCGGGATTTTGGAAGAAAGAACAAATTGATAGTAAGCTTGAAGCCGTTCGTAATGCTGTTCATAAATATTTTATTGAAAAATATAATTATAGAATAGATACAGATTATGGTGTTTCATATACTACTAATCCGAATGATTTTATGCGTAAACCTAATCCTGGACTTGGCTATCAATTAGCTACTAGGAATAGAGTTTTTTTAAGTCGTTGTATAATGATTGGAGATGCCGATGGTGGTGAAGATAGTCATTCTTCTGATGATGTAGATTTTGCTAATAATTGTGTTATGAATTTTTGGTCTGTTGATAACTTTGTTAATATATATTCTAATGATCTATATATAACACCAACACTTTTTTAAAATGAAATTAATAATAAACTTTAAGGATAACGTTAGTGAGAAAGATATTCAACTTATAAAGAGTTTTATTTGTAATGAAATATATCTTAATAAGAGGGTTTCTAGTATTCATAAATTTAGAGATCAAATTGAAAGTTTTGAATTTATTAAAATTGCAAAGAAATGAATAATTTATACAGGAAGATTACAAGTATTGAAGCTTTAATAGATTATATGAATTTTAAAAAATATAATGTTGATGATGATATTAATATTGTCAATATTCGTTCTAATATAACAAAAGCTGGTGATTTTGATGATCTTCAAATACTTTTTTATAAAGATAAAGATAAGTGGTATTTCATCAAGTTTGAAGTAACTACTGACCCAGGGATTTATTATCTTATTAATCCAATGCGTAAATCTGGTGCTGCAATTGTTCTTGAAGGTCAATATTGGAGAGTTTGGAAAATAGGTTTACATAGAGGTAAATATGAAGCCCTTGTTCAATCTAAACCAATAATTGTTGTACGAGATAATAATAAAGATGCTGTGTTAGATATGCCTGGCGATGATGTGTGGTCTGTAAAAAATAATATGGATAATAATGATTTAAAACAACTTGTTTATAATGATATAACTACGGGTAAAGATGTTGTGTTAGAAAGAGGTATGTTTGGTATTAATTGTCATCGTGCTTCATCTTATAGGATACTTGATAAAATAGGTCGTTATAGTGCTGGTTGTTGTGTTCATAAAGATCCTGTTTTATTTAAACGATTTATAGATCATGTTAAAGTTATTGCTGGTAATAGTTCATTTGATGCTACTTGGATTGATGAACGTTCTTTAGATAAATTTTTAATTGATACTTATAAAAAATAAAAAAAATGAAAAAACTTAATTCTGTTGAAACTGCTTTTGAAAATTTAAAACTTAGTACTGGTAAAGGTGCTAGTGAACATACTGATAAGTATATAAAAGTAATAAATAATGATAAACGTAAATCAAAAGTATTTCTTGGTGGTACTTGTAATGGTTCTACTTGGAGAGAAGAATTGATTCCTTATCTAGAAGAAGCTAAGATTAAATACTTTAATCCTGTTCTTGAAGATTGGAATGATAAAGCTAAAGGTGTCGAAGATAAAGAAAAACTTAAATGTGGTATTCATCTTTATGTTATCACTCCTGAAATGAAAGGTCTTTATTCTATTGCCGAAGCTGTTGATTCTGCTTATAAAAATCCTAAAGGTACATTTCTTGTTGTAATTGGTGAAACAAATGATAAGATTTTCAATAAAGATCAAGTTAACTCTTTAGAGTCTATTTTAAAATTAGTTCGTACTATTTATAATAGATCAGATAGAACCATGTATTTTGATAGTTTAAATGATGAAAGTTTAAAACTTATTACTGATAGTATTAAAAGTGTTAAAAGAGGTTTTGCTAACAGAGTTATATTTGATGTACAATCTCATCCTATTTCTTATAGTGGTATTAATGGTATTCAAGATTATGATATTATTAATTTTGGTAAACAAGTTCTCAAAGCTAATAATAAGCTTAAATCTTGTGTTGAGAATGCAAATGCTATTCGTAAGATTAGTGGTGCTTTATCTGAATTAGATAAGAAATAATGGCTAAATCTGGTAAAGTATTTTATACTGTTAAGGATTTTAAGAATCCTGAAACACATCCTTTGTATATAGAAAATTATGATAGAAAGGGTGTTAATAGTCCGGCTGTTTGGAATTTTTTAATCAATAAACATGGTATTGACAAAGTTGCTTTTATGGAGAATGTTAGCCCTAAGATTTTACGTAAACTTATTTATGGTAGTCATGCTAAGTTTATAGAAGTTATGGCTAGGATTAAAAATTTAGATAGAATTAGAACTAAACAACAGGAACAAAATGAAAGTAAAAAACAAAATAAACAAAATGAAGCTACAGAGTAAAAATAATTTTCATTATCAAAAGATTGATGATAATACTACATATAATAAAAGATTACCTTTAAATTATATTGATATTAATGGTATGGTATTAGTTAGAAATCGTGATTGGAATATCAATGGTAATCATGGTAAACGTGATTGTTTATCTAGAACTATTTTGGCATATTTAACTTATAATGATGAAAGACTTTTAACAAGTGCTTTGAATTGTGTAAAACCTGTTCGTTATAATAATATTATGACTAATGATATAACACATTATCAATTACATCGCTATCCTGTTTCTAAGCAAGATGAAGATTGGCAATGGAATTTTAGTAGAGATCATGCTATAATTTTATTATGTGTTTTGGTATTAACTGGTCATGAAGCTGATGCTAAACGAATAGGTAAAAATCTTCGTTCTAGACTTAGTATTAGATTTAAAAAACTTCCAGTTATTAGTATATGGGTTAAAGGGTTTAATAAAAAACTTCCTATATTATATTTTATTTATATGAGTCCTGGACTTATTTATAGTGCTTTATTAAATAAGTTTTTAAGATTTGTCGGTAATATTAAATCTAGTAAAAGTGTTGAAGATTTTCTTGAAAATAGACGTAAACCTAATAAATTCCAAAAGATTTTGAGTAAAATTATTCAACCTGTTTACGCTAGAGAACTTGTTGCTTGGCAAGTTTATACTTTACGTAAATCTTTTATAAAAAGAATAATGCAGAAGTTAGTTATGTTAGATGTTGAAAAGTCTAATTATCTTATTAGGGCATTGTGTGAAGATAAAAACCTTACTGATGATGAAGTAAACTCTTATAAACCAACTACTACTTATCGTTGGAGTATGCCTCTTGATTGTACTTGTGATAGAGATTTTCATTTGTTTGATGAAATTAATGATAAAAGTAATGGAATATTAGAACATGATTTATTGCACAAAATATACTTTAAATAAATGTTATGAAAAATATAGTTATACTTATTGTATTACTGGGTTTGATGAATTCTTGTGGAGTTATAAATTGTATATTTAATGATTATGAACCTATTACTGAAATAGATTCTGTATTAGTTGAAGTACCTATTTATGTACCTATACCTTCCGGCAGTGATAGTACTTCTACTGATAGTTTGAAAATGTACGTTCAGAATTTCTCTATTCTACAGGGAATCGTTGATAGTCTTAAAAAACTTAAACCTGATAATAATGCTGTCGTTTATATTCCTAGTAAAATAAAAGATGATAGTGTTTATGTTGAAACTGAAATAGCTTATGCTAATGCTTATATTAAAAATAATAAATTAAGCATTGATCTAAATAATAAAAAAGATTCATTGTTGTATTATTATAATTATTATACTTTTGATTATTTACCATTGTTAAAAAAGTATAATGAACTTGCTGTTAGTTATAATGCTATAAAGAATAAGAAAGTTACCTTTTGGGATAAAACAAAAGGCTCGTTGATGTGGATGGTTATAGGTTGCGGAATAGGGTTTTTTCTTACACATCGTATCGTAACTAAACAATAGTAATACTTTCATACCGTTTGAAAATTTAAGTCCGAATAATTCGTTATTTGGACTTTTTTTAATACATTTACAAACTAATATATAAAGTTATGATTGTTAATAGAATTATAGTATATAAAGATCAACTTAATAAAGAAGTTATTGTTCGTAAAGATATTGATCCTTATGAAATTGTTTCTTTTGAAGAGTTTACAACTGCTGTAGAAAATCGTAAGGCATTATATGTTTATGCTAAAACACACGAGTTTGTTATTGATAGTGATTTTGATACTTTTAGTAAGGATTTAAAAATGGCTAAACTTGTACAATGATGGAAACATTTAAGTTTGAAAAGAATGATACTTTTCATAAATATATACTAGAAGATAAATCTGATTATAAAACTGCTACTGAGGCTGGTTTTATTGATAAGGATAATATGTTTCTTGTTGGTAAAAGTGGTGGTTTTTTAATGAATATAGATTTTACTTTTATTAATACACATCTTTTTAGCGAAGCTGCTAGAGATTTTGTTACATTAGGTCGTAAATATATTGATCAAGATGTAGATACTCCTGCTTATACTAAATTTCGTAGACAAGAAGAACATAGAAGAAGATATGGTTTAACTAGAAAATGTAAACTTACTAAGGATGGTAAAATTGAAGATTTACATATTACTGGTGAGCATTATAATTTTCTTAATTATGTTGAGATTTATAGACTTGATTATGAAAGTATAGAAGGCAGTACTGGTAAAAAGAAATTTGGATTTCCTAGATTATTTGATAGTCAGTTTTGGTATTATAAGTGTAAAGCATTTTCTGAAATTAATGGTATGCATATGATTGTAAATAAAACTAGACGTGCTGGTTTTACTTATATGGAAGGTAAAGGTTGTGCTAATGATGTTAATTTAAATCCTCGTTCTGTTAGTTTATTGGTTGCATGGGATAAAAAGTATATTACTACTGGTAACACTATTGCTCCTATGGCATTAGATCAGCTTTCTTTTTATGAAAATTATACTCCTTTTAAACGTGGTATTCTTAGTAGAAATATTGAAGATGTAGAATTAGGTTATAAAAATAAAAATGGTGATAAAGAAGGTTTTCGTAGTCGTATAGTTTCCGTAAGTACTTTTAATAATCCTGATGCTGCCATTGGTAAAGATGCTCAAAAGATCAAAGTTGAGGAACTTGGTAATATGCCTAATTTTGATGCTTTTATGCGACAGACTGAACCTACTACTAGAACTGGTTCTTTTACTACTGGACATATAACTGCTTTTGGAACTGTTAATTCAAATAATGAAACTAATGATATATTTGAAAAAAACTTTTATAATCCTAGAGCTTGGAATTTTATGCCTTTTGAGAATGTTTGGGATGTTGATAGTAGAGATAATGTTTGTGGTTTTTTTAAACCTTTTTGGTGGGGATTAGAAGGTACTGATGAATTTGGTAATTTTGCTATGGATAAAGATGGTAATACTAATTATGAAGTTGCTATGAGAGTTGTAGAAGATGAAAGAAAGTTTCAATGGGATAATAAGAAAACTTTAAAAGATTACATTGATTATTGTGGTCAATACGCTAACGATCCTTCTGAAGCTTTTAATCATGGTAGTTCTAATATGTTTGCATCTAAAGAACTTGACGATCATATATTAGCTGTAAAGAGTCAAGAAGCTTTTAAATTTTACAGGGATGGTTCTATTATAAATGAAGATGGAGATTTTAATTTTGTAAGTAATGATAGACTTTATCAACAAGGTAAAGAATTTCATCCGTTTGTAGAAGAATCTAGACTTGATCCTGACAAAGATGTTCATGGTTGTTTTAGACAGTTTTATGCTCCTATTAAACCTAGTAAGCAATTACCTGATAATTTATACAGAGTATGGGTTGATTCATTTGCTGTTGATAAAGATGAGTTTGATGTTAAAAATTCATTTGGTGCAATATATGTTTATCTTAGACTAAACTCTCTTGGTATTCAAGCTGGAGATATGCTTGTTGGAGTTTATGTTGGTCGTACTAATAAACAAGAAGAATTTGATAAAATAGCTTATAATATAACTAGATATTATAATGCTAAGGTAATGTTTGAAAATGATAGAGGACAAATACTTCAGGACTTTAGGGCTTGGAAGTGTTTAAACCTTCTTGAAACCGAACCTACTTTCGCATGGGATAAAAATGTTAAGAGTACTGGTTCCGGTAGAGTGTATGGGGTTAGTATGGGTAGTGGTGGAAGAAAACTTACAGCTCTTTTATTATTTAAAGAATGGCTTTATACTAAGCGTGGTGTTCGTGAAGATGGAACCCCTGTTTATAATTTACATTATATATATGACTTGCCTACACTTTTAGAAATAAAAAGATGGAAACCTAAAGGTAACTTTGATAGGCTTTCAGCTTTGTTAGTAGGTATGTTTGATCTTAAAGAATTATCAATACTTAATAAACCTGCTGGAACTACTAAAACTCGTAATAGAGATTCCGTATTTTCTAGAGAATGGTTTACAAATAATTAATTAAATAAAATATGGCTTCTAAATATAGCTTACCTAATCATTTTGAAAGTGATGCTCAAAAGAATAAACCTGATTGGTATATTAACGCTTTTGAATATTATTTTGATATAGCTTTATCATCTACTGATTTAAGTTATCTTGAAACTATTAAAAATGCTTTTCATGGAGAACTTAGAAGAGAAGATTATAATTATGTTCTTAATCCTTTCAATTTTAAAGAAGATCGTTTTAAGAATCTTCCCGGTCGTATTAGAAATTTTGATATAATTAGTCCTGTATGGCGTAGGTTCATGGGGGAATATACTCAATCACCTAATCAATTTCAAGTTGTCGCAGTTAATCCTGAAAATGAGAATCAGATGTTAGCTGAATTAAATAATATGGTTAATACTCAGTTAAGACAAATGGCAGTTAATGCTCTTAATAAAGATGATATTAAAACTGGCATTGATAGTCAAGAGGTTCCAAATCTTAAAGAGAGAGTTGAAAATTTTAAATCTACTTGGAGAGATAAACGTGCCGCTGTTGATCAAGAAATTTTAGATATCATTAAGTATATGACAAATGATGAAATATTTCGTTATAGAACTATTTCTGATTGGATTGTTTATGGTAGATGTTTTAGTTATCGTACAATCCTCAATAATGATATACTTAAAGAGTATGTTCCTGCAGAAGAATATTATCCTATAGATAATGGTGAAGAATTTGTTGAAGATCATGATGCTGGAATTCGTGTTAGAAAGATGACTCTTTTTCAAATACTTGAACGTCTTGGTGATCGTATGGGTGAAAAAGAAAAGAAAAGACTTAAAGAACTTATTAGTTTATTTAATGATGGTAATACTGCTGTAGATTCTAAAATGCTTTCTTCATTAAATAATATTGAATCTTTGTTTAATACTGATTTATTTAGTGAAGGTAAAAGGTATGCTTTTTGTGATACTCAAGGTTTTGCTAATGTTTATCATTTAGTATATAAAACTTATAAAAAAGTTGGTATTCTTACTTATATAGATGAACTTGGTGTTGAACGTGAGATGGAAGTTTCTCCAGATTATAAACTTAATTATGAACTTGGTGATATAGAAATGACTAAAGAACATATCCCTGTAGTAAAGGATATGTATCGTATCGGAGATGATGTTTTTGAACTTTATCTTAAACCTGAAGAACTAATTGTTCAACGTGAAGATTTAAACAATAGACATGAATGTAAATTACCTTATAATGGTAAGATTGGTCTATTTCCTGGATTTCCTAATCATAGCCTTGTTGATGCTTTACTTCCTTATCAAGTGTTTATAAATATTTTACATTTAGTTAGAGAAAGGGCTATTGCAAAGAATCATGGTAAAATTGCTGTAATCCCTAAAGGTTTACTTGGTGCTGATGATATTTCTCAAGAAGAACAAATATATTATATGTTAGCTGATAATAAATTATATGCAGATGATACCGCTGGTAATTTTAGTTTAGCTATTCAAGCTGTTAAATCTATTGATCTTTCAGATTATGAATTTATACGATCTTTGAATGATCTTATTAAGGAAACTAAGGAAGCTGCTTATGAAGATGTAGATATGAATCGTCAACGTCTTGGACAAACTCAAGCTAGTGATGGTAAATATACTACTCAACAAGCTCTTTTAAGAAGTGCTATGGGTTCTGCTATTATAACTGAAATGTATAATAAATTTTTAGAAACAGATTATAATTCAGACATTGATCATAGTAAGGTTGCTTTTATTGAAGGAAAGAAAGGTGAATATATTACTTCTGACAAACACGTAGCTATGTTTGAAATTGATGGTATATATCATTCTGAAACTAATTATGGTATCTTTGCTAAACATGATCAACTTGAAAAAGAAAAGTTAGAACAACTTAAATCTTTTGCTTTTAGTGCTGGACAGAATGGTCAATTAACTCTTGCTGCTGAAGCTGTAGAAGCTAATAATTCTTCTAAGGTTAGAGATATTATAAAACGTTTTGAAGATATTATGAAAACTCGTGAAGAAAATATGCAGAAAGCAGAACAAGAAAATAATCTTGCAATAGCTAAAGAAGAAAATGATACGGAACAAGCTAAATTAAAAAATGCTATGCAGATAGCTACTATGAAAGAACAAACCGCAATGGACATTGCTCAACTTGAAGCTCTTGTTGAGGAATTAAAGATTGCTTCTAAAGATAAAGCTGTGGCTATTCAAGCTGAAATTGAAAGACGTAGAATAGCTATGGATGATCGTAACAACAGAATGAAGTCTGTTATGAATAGTAATGTAAATAGTGTAAGTACTCCTACTATATAAAACTTTATATTTATTCATACCTTTATATATGCTATAAATATTTAGAAATAATTATCTAATTTTTGTATAATAAATTTTAAAAACTTTAAAGAAATGGTAACCGAAGGAAAAACTAATGCTGATATCTTAGATAATCAAGCTGTAATAGATAATCCTACCGAAGTTGTAAATGCAGGTGGTGATGAAACACAATTAATACCTTTATTAGAAGGTGTTGAAAATGAAACTTTATCTGAATTAGATGAAGACTCTTTAAAGAGTATTCTCTCAACTAAAAATGGAGCTTCTTTTGATAAGTCTGGAAATGTTATTGATACTGATGGAAATATTGTAGCTAGTTTTGAAGATTACAAGACTGAGTTAAACGATGGTTCCGATGGTTCCGATGGTAGTGTTAATCTTGACGATATTGAAAGTATTGATATTGATGGTACTGAATATTCCATTAATGAAAATGGTGAGGCTGTAGATGATACTGGTAAGGTTATAAAAACTAGAGATGAAGTTGTAGCTTTACTTGAAGAATTGAACAATGAAGATGAAGGTGGAGAAACTCCATTAGTTGAAGATATTGCAAAACTCTCTGGATTTACTCCTGTTGATAAAGATGGTAATCCTCTAGTATTTGAAGATACTCCTGATGGTATGGCTAAGAGGGAAGTTGCTATTGTTAATCAATTTGGTGCAGAACTTGCTCGACAAGAACTTGATACTTTTTTTGAAAATAATCCTGACATTGTTGAGATGTATAATTATAAAAAAATTAAAGGTTCTTTAGATGGCTTTAAAGATCGTGTTGATTATAATAAGATTACCGTTGAAGCAGATGATGATAATCAGCAAACACAACTTATAGTTAATGCTGAAATTCTAAAAGGTAATTCTAAAGAACGTGCAGAGCAAATTGCAAAGTATCTTATTGAAGATGGTAAAGGAAAAGATGAAGCCATTCTTGCTTTAAAGTATTTAAAAGAAACTCAAGCCAGTAGAGATAGAGATGCTATTGCTGCTAAAGAAGCTAAAGAAAATGAAGAAAGAGCGGCTATTGCTGCAAAACATGAAGAAATTGCAAAAACTGTAAAATCTGGAAAACTAAATGGTATAGTTATTCCTGAATATATTAAGTACAAACGTTCTGATGGTTCTATTATGAATGTTACTCGTGATTTTATTTACCAATATATGACTAAACCTGTTAAAGATGGTAAGTCACTTTATGATATTGATAAAGAAAAATCAAATACTGAAAGTGAAGTTTTAGATGCTTATTTAAAAATCACTGGAAATGATTATTCCTCTATTATTAAAGGAATGGAACGACAATCTAAAGTTGATAAACTTAAAGATATTAAAAATCGTTCAAAACTTAGCAATAGAATTGTTGTTAAGAAACGTACAACTTCTGGTACACAAGGTGGTGCTAGTAATGAAGAAATTGTTGGTTAATTTTAAACTTTTAAAAATATATTAAAAATGATACGTACTGTTAATGAAGGCAAATTTGATGCACAAGCTTATACTAATGAAAATTCATTATATAAACTCATGCTTACTAAACCTGATATGGTTAGTAAAAAATTGACTTACCATTTGGGTAATGATTCCTCTAAATTTCCGCTTACTTTTATGACACAAGCTCAGGGTAAAACAGCTATGCACGAAACTAATGATGTTGAATATACTTTACCTGTTATGGGTAGGTTAGTATTTACTGAATCTGTTAGTTATAATCAATATACTGCCGGAACTGAAAAACCTGGTCTTGGTCATGCTCCTTTTGAAATTTATTTTAAAACTAATCGTATTCCTGTAACTTATGGTGTTACTTTTAGAGATGGTAGTAGAGCTAGGATTATGACAAAAGGTGAATTTGTTGAAGGTCGTGGATATAAGTATCTTGCTCAAATGAAGACTACAGACCCTACTGCTTATTGTGCCCTTACTAACCTTGCTGCTGGAACGGTTGTTGCTATGACTGCTCCTACTACTTCTGAATCTCTTTCTAGAGGTAATAAGAGTGTTGTTCAAGGACCTGGTAAATTAGCTAATCAGATTAGTTTTAACAGATATACTAAAGCTATTGCTGGTAACCTTGCTAATAAAGTTACTGAAATTGAATTTGAAACTAAAAGTGGTGGTACTACTACTCGTTGGATAAACGAAGAAATGCGTCAGTTCGAGATTACCATGCGACAACTTAATGAAGAACATCATTGGGAAAGTGAATATAACAGACGTGCTGATGGTTCGCTTGTTATGAGAGATTATGATTCTGATGAACTCGTTCCTGAAGGTGCCGGTGTTATTCAACAAGTAAAAGAGTCTAATTATGATACTTATGGGTATAACCTTACTTACGGTAAGATTAAAAATACTATCGGTGATGTAACTGATGGTGACCCTGATACTGGTAACATGGAGATTGTTCTTTATGGTGGTCGTGGTTTCTTGGATGATTTTGATATTGCTATGAAACAAGATGCTTCCGACAATGGTTGGGCATTAGCCGTTGGTGATCAAATCGTTGATTCTAAGAATGGTGGTTTAGCTTATGGTAAGTATTTTACTCAGTATAGAGATATTACTGGAAATACTATTACTGCTAAACTTGTGAATTTATTTGATCATGGTTCTATTGCAGAAGCTCAACGTGCAAATGGTGATCTTCATCCTAGAACTGGCAGACCTATTTATTCTCATACTGGTTTGTTCCTTGATCAATCACTTTATGGTGGAGAAAGAAATGTTCTTTATGTTAATCAAAAAGGACAAAAAGAAATAACTGGTGTTTATAAAGGTATGGCTCCTATACCTGAATCATGGGCTTCTGCTGTTGGTAATTTCATTTCTACTGACGAAGATAAATCCACTTATGAAAAGAAATATTCTAGTGGTATTGGAATCCGTGTTATCAAACATTGTTTCATGTTACAAGCTTCTCTATAATTAGTGAAGTTTATAATAATTAAAAAAGTAAAGTATAAAAGAATTAAACTTATAAACTAAATAATCATGTCATACGAAATAAAAAAGCCGTTAAAGATTTTTCTTAAAGATAATCTTAGTGAATTTGGAGTTAAGAACTATGCTGTTCTTGGCGATGGTAGAAACAAAATTGGAAGTTCTATAAATGCTGTTAGGGTTATTACTTCTTCTGCTGAGGAACAAAAAGCACTTATGCCTTATGTTATAGGTATTAGTGCTTCCTCTCCAGATTGGAATAAAAGAATAACTGATTATTGGAATGGCATTTCAGTTTTTGTTCCTAGTAAAGGATTAGAATTAGAGGTAGGTTATGTTTATGATCTTGCTAATTCTGATTGTAAGAAGTACATTGATACTCTTAAAGGTGTTGATGGAAAACTTAAGGAATTTAAGACTGATGAAGCACTTGCTGAATATGTTGAAGCTAATATTCCTGAGAATGAAAAATGGAAATACGGCAGACCTATTAATACTGCTGATTATATGTTGTGGAGGTATTGTCTTAACTACAGGGATGTAGCTAATGATTCTACTGTTGCTAATAAATCACCTAAGATCAGATTTTATATATTTGATGAAACTACTGTTAAACAGCAAAAAGATAAACAATTTAAAGATCGTCTTGCTGCTGGTTCTCTATATTACAAAATTGTTGAGAATATTGATAAAGTTGTTGAATATATTTATTACTGTGATAGGGGTCATGAAATTCAACTTATGGACAAAAATGGTAAAGTTCAAGTCCTTGAGAATATTTGGCAATCGAATCCTAATGCTCTTCTTGAAGCTAGTAAAGATACACAACGTAAAGATAAAGCTTTTATTAAAGAATGTATTGTTAAAGGAATACTTCGTAAACTGCCTCATACTAGTATAATTGTTGATTCAGAAGATAATAAAGAAATTGGTGGTAGCATCGAGGATGCAATAGCCTTTTTAAACTCTGAAACTAATAAGATGGTTAGGAATAGTATTGAGGGTAGATTAAGAGGACTTTCCGTAAAATAAGAAACCATGTATAATACTGCTAAAGAATTACATATTGCTTTAGATATTGGATTTCAAAATCTAAATTCTAATAGAAAGCTTCAACTCAAACCTCATGAAAAGGATTGGGTACTTAATGAAACTATGCTTGAACTTATTAGTAATAAAATCAACCCAAACAAAAGGATTTCTAATGTTGGTTTTGAGGATACTTTTAAGAGAATTGATGAACTTGAAAGTCTAAAGGTTAATTATGATGGAGCTAACTATTTAAAAGCCATACGTAATAACCTTACTGGTGATAAATTCATTAGTAGTATTTTACCACATGATTATTTTAGGATGATTAGTTGTAGATCACTACTTAATTATTACAATGGTGTTTCTACTAAAAAAGTTATTAAATATACCACTAATGATAGATATAAAATCTTCATTATTCATTTTCCGCACCTTACTGATTCTTTTTATGATAAGTTAAAAATTTATTTTAGTGATGGTGCAGGTTCTGAAAAAGTAGTATTTGACAGTACTGCATCTGGTGTTGCTGACTTATTTGATGAACGTCAAACATTTGATGCTACTTATGATCATAAATATTATGATTATGGAACTTTGAAAAGTGATGAAGCTAGATTTGTAATTATCAAATCTATATTGGATAGTTTTAATTCTATTGTTATTAATGGTGTTAATGTAACTCCTGCTAAGTGGGAACATTATGCTAGATATTCTAGAAAAGATCATTTTGTTGTGATTGTTGATGAAACTAAATATGAGGAACTTTATTCTGAATTACCTGTTGAATTAATTATTGATTCTGATACTGATGAAGCTGGTGATTATAAAGTAACTTGTACTAGAGAAACCGGATTGTTTGAATTTTTTAATGAAGATGATATTAACGATAACTATTCTTTAACGGAGAAAGCATTGTATAATGCTACAACTTTCAACTCTGTTAAAAATAGAATTGTTAAATCTAGTGAAGTTGATGATTTACTTGATCATTCTTTTGGTAAAACTAAATACAATTCTCCGTTATCTGTTATAAGAAATGGAGAAATAGTTACTTATTTTGATGATACATTTGAAATTAAAGGAACACTTATAGAGTACTATAGAAAACCTAAGCTTATTGATCACATGATTAATTTTGGTTGTGAGATTGATAGTGATGATTTTAAGTTAGAACTTGTAAGTAAAGCTATTCAAAAAATATCATCCCGTATTGATGATAATAACTATCAAAAGATAGTTAATGAAAACTTGTTATTAACATAATTTATTAATTTTTTAAAATCTTATATAAAATGTATAATCTTATTATAAATAAAAATGATGCCAATTATGGCGAAGATGCTTCTGGTGATCTTATTGCAACTATTGCCGCTGTAGATGATTTGGCTGAAGGTGCTTTTCTTGCTGCTTTTCCTAATGGGGTAATAATTGATAGAGATGGGGCAGTTCCAGATTTGGATGATGTTGCTGATCAAAAAGAAGTTGTAGTTTACACAAAAGAGAATGGTCTTTTACGTAGTGTAACTATTCCTACTGGAACAGCTAAAAGAACTGCTAAATTTAGTAATGCTGCTGTTACTAACGTTGTAACCATTACTGCTACACTTCCTACTTCTCATGATGATGTTCTTCATTCAGGTCTTATTGTAATTGATGCTGATAAAATGTATGTTGATCCTTCTGCTAAGAAACGTTATGAAGTTCTTGTTGATGGTGATACTCTTTCTACTCATGCTGCAAGTGAAACTGCTGCAAGTCTTTTAGCAACTGAATTAGGTAAACATCCAAAGATTGCTACAGCTACTGCTGTTAAAACTACAGGTGTAATAACTATTACAATGGTTGCTGGTGCTAATCTTAATTTTGTAGGAACTGGTTATTTTGAAGGTAAAACTATTACTACTAGTGCAGCTCTTGAGTTTGCTAATACTTTGAGTGCTGCTGAAATGGTTGCTTTTGAGAAAGAAGGACAGATTAGGGAAGGTAATACTCAAAAGGCTATGTTTGGTGGAGATGAAGATATGTTTACTAAGACTTCTATGATTGAAAGTGGGGAAACTTATACCATTTATGGTATTAAGTATGATTCTAATCTTCAATCTAGCCTTGGAGCAAATAAACCAAATGAACAATTACTACTTATTGCAAGTTGTAATGCAACACCTGCTGATGATGAAGGTGATACTGGTACTTGGGCTGACTTGATAGATGCTATTTGCGGGGATGTATCCGAAGCTGCTTAATATAGTTCTCCAAATAATAAACCCCTTCACAATGGAGGGGTTTTTTTAAACCTTTCTATCAATGATATTATTACAACTTATTTCCGGTGATATTAAAGAACTTTTACAAGAACTTCCTTTATTAAAGTTTATAATAGTATTAATTGTTCTATTTGTCATTCCTTCTTTTATTTATCTTATTACAGTTATAATTAAAAATAAAAATATTAAAGAACTTACTTCTTCTATAAAAGATATGATGGTTGAGTTCAAAGATTATAATAAAGACTTATTAGAAAAACTTGATTATCTTTATAAGGGTGTTTATGATGAATCTACTATTGATCAAGTATTTATTGTTTTTGATTCTAGTCTTATTGTTAATTTACATGTACTAATAAAACTTACTAAAAGAACTATAATTTATAATAACTTACACGATAAAGAACTCACACTTAAAAATATAGAGGGTAGAGTTAATGGTGTATTTAATGATACTATTTTAAAACTAAATTCTTTTAAATATAAGAATAGACCTATTTCTTCATTTTTTGAAAATAATTGGACTAATACTGTAATAACTGCAATTTATAACTATGTTTATGATGATAGTTTAAAAGTTGATGATACTACCTATAACTATGATATTCTTTATATCAAATTAAATGATATATTTAAGAATATAAAATATGAATTTTATAATAACGTAAATAAAGCTTAAAGATATGATATATTTATCATTAAATAAATTTCCAATAGGAAATAATAAGGGTTATGTTTTTACAGATGCTACACTTCAATTCGATGATGAAGGACTACTTTCTGGTTGGGGAGGTGCTGTTCTTGATTTTGATAATTTTACATATGACGGTGATCGCATACAGTACGATGTTCTATTTGAAGGTACTTTTAAAACTCCTACAGAAACTAAAGAATTTAGTTTTAGTTTACCTGATAATTATATTTTTGGTACTACTGCAGTCCCAATAGTTTCTCAGTCTGAAATTACCTTTTGCTTAGTAATGGATAGTACTGGTGAATTAAGTATTATAAAAACTGAAGATTATGATGCTAGTAATTATGTAGAATTTCCAGATGGAATACTCGATTATACTTATAAAGTATTAAATGGAGGTTCTTATGATGATTCCGAAGCTTTTACAGAACGATTAGCTATACTTGATAAAGTTAATTCTATAATTAATAGCAAGGTTATTAATTTAGATCTTAAATTCTTTTCGGATAACTATGATATCAATAGTCTTTTAGATTTACTTATAATGGATGGTTTAAATATTGCCATAACTAAATCTGCTGAAAATGCTTCTAATGATACGGCAACTCTTAAAATGATTGAAGCTATTACTAATACAGCAAATGAATACTATGTTGATTAATGACTGTTGTAATCCTTCTATTCTACAGGGAAACTGAAAATGATTAAAAAAAACTTTTGAAATTGATCATTTAATTTACTTTATATTTGTATAAATTCGTATATTTGATTTCAGTATTTAATTAATAATATTGTATCTTATATTATAAATAAAACAACATGGATTATTTACTGTATGAACTGCATAATTTTAGAAGTAATATTGACACTGCTTATTTAAGTTATTGTGAAAAATATATTTCTAAGTCTAATTTTGGTTTAGTAAATCTTTATGATAAGGTTAATTTTTTATTATTAAAGAAATTAGTAAATTATTTTGATACTCTTATTTTGTATGATAATACTCGTAATAACTATTATCCTGATTATGGTAGTTATGATCCTATTTTAGAAAGGTACATTCCAGATTATTTTAAATATGAACTTGGAGAGTTTTTTAAGGCTGGAGAAAATGGTTATGTTATGTTAGGTAATGAAGTTGATTATAGTAGTGTTGGTGATGTTCCGTATATCGCCCTTGCTGTTCCTACATATAATGAAACTGAAATAAAACTTGCTATTGATAGAATTAATTATATTTTAAAAACGAATTATAATATTAGTTTTAATTAATTAAAAGATAAAAAATGGATAAATTTAATAGACTTTTAGAAGCACTTTATACAATGTATGGTGGTTCAGGTAGAACTAAAATTGTAGATTCTGCCGTTGCTAGTGGTACTTTAGAAGGTGCTATTGCAAGTATTGAAATACGTGAAGATGGTGCTATTATTAGTCATCTTTATGAACCGGATAATACTGAAAATTTAGTTACTGATATGGGCATTGATGGTGTTGAATTAGTAAAAGGTATTGATACTCTTACCAATGGTAAAAAAGGATTTAGTAAAGTAATATGTACCGCAGGAACTCTTAAAGTAAACATGAAATCTTAAAGTTATGGGTTTAGTACAAGGTGTTGGAAGTGCTATGGTTTTTAAGAAATACTCAGGTTATTCATTACCTCAAAGTATTCTTGACAAAGCACTTTTTTTATGGACTGGAAAGCAAGGTGTAGATACTCTTATTAGTGATCTTGATGAAAGTGATGTTATCACAGTTGTCAATAGAGATTTTACTACTAGGAGTATTCCTGATACATCTACTGCTTTTTTTAATGCACCTGATACTACAGAGTTTAATGATTCTGATGATGATAAGCTATGGTTTGATTTTGGCTCTGTTATAAATGTTCAAGTTGATGATCTTATCAATTTTGATTATGAAAGAACTATAATTAAATATAGTAATATAGCACCTTATCGTATATATTGGATAATGATTCTTAAAGATGGTGAAGTATTAACTGAAGATGAACTTGCTATAATCCATAGAGAATTTAAACTTTGGATGTATTGGAGTGGACTTGATAATCCTATGAATGATAATGGTTATCTCAAGGATAATCGTTATATAGATGGCTCTCCTTATTTACCTTCTTCTATTCTTAGAAGATTAACTGGTTTATGGTATAATGAAGATAATACTGAAACGGAAGCTGTTAATAAAATAGGTGATCAGGATAGGGTTGCTGCTGGTGGTGAAGTATTTCCCGGAAGGGCTCATGCTTATAATGGTGTTGATCAATGTGGTTATGTAGATGATAATGGGGATCTGGATATAAAGACTGCTGTTGATGCAGGAGCTACTGACTTTTGTTTTGGGGGTTATATTAAGACAGGAAGCGATATTACAACCACTCAATATCCTTTTGGTAAAAGTACAATAGGAGGGCTATCAGGAAGGTTTTTTTACTTTATTTCTTCAGGCAATA